GTAAGTGTGATTCCTGCTAACTATGTGCGCCACGTACTAACCCACATCAGTGGGCCGTGGGGAGAAGCATATAGCTAAGATCATCTTTAACGCAGAGCACCTGGGTCGATGTTCCGATAGCCATGAACTCAAACTTCCTTGTAGCTTCGTCTATACGAAATAATGGGACATCTCCCCATGCCGATTTCTTCACCAGAATCACCTCGTCAAATTTCCCTGATGCAGCTGGGACTCTAGCAGACAGCCCACTGAAAGTAGTAGAATGCTTTTTCGCCGCCTCGCTACATTTTGAAATAAACGCTGTTGTAATGTGAGTGTCGTTCATCTCTCCTTCATCACTCTCTACCTCTGGTATTGGCGTCTTCGCTCCCCAATCACCACTGGTCTTTGGCTGCATATCAAACCCCCAATCATCCAGCTCCCTCGATGCACTCGCGAACACAACTGGCTCCCTCTTTGCTTGTGGCAGCACCGATTCGATCGGTATCTCCTCTGATAACCCGACAGATGCCCCTAACAATCTCGACGATGAGGGGTCCAACCGTCTCGCTGCTCGATCCAGTTGCGCGCGAACCTCATCACGGTGTTCGCGCGCATGTTGTCTGAAGTCCCTAATCGGCATGTCAAGCGCCTTAACACCCGGCAACGTCGGCATCATCCTTCGATCAGCCTCATTCTTCGCATACGGTGGAACACTCCCCAACCCTTTTGAATACTTGATCTCCGCATCAAATTCATCTTCTCCCACGGCCATCCTCGCCACAATCGGGGTAGCACTTAGGACCTCGAAGCGCCACTCTTCCCACCTCTCTCCCGTCGCTTCAAACCCCGATTCACTCAATATCACACTCACCGTATCCTGTCCGTCTTGCACCCTGTATGATCCAGGGCCAGCCACATCTAACACATAACATTTTGGAACCGGTGTGTTACTCACTCCGACCTGAGTTGTTCTGCCAATTTTGATCACAAAATACGTTTTCCCCTCCAATTTTGCAACTTTTCCACAAAAAGTCTTTGCGCCTGGATCCAATACACAAATTGTTCTTGTAAATTTTCTCTTGACTTGGACTTGCTCTTGCGCCATGATGAAACAGGAATTTTAAAC